CTTCGTCGTGACATGAACAAGTCGGGCCACGGGAACTATCTACCGTTGGTCGTCCTGTTCGCCCGCGCTGGAAAGGCCATGAGCGAGGACCAACCGGGACACGGGATCGGGCGGCCCACTGACGGGGCCCGTCGATCCGATGCGGACGTGCTGTTCGGCGACATGCCGGGCATCGCCAAGCCGTCGTCCTGAGTGAACGCTCGCACAGGCCGGGAGCGATGACACATGGCCCTGCTGCCTGCCGCGAATCCGACCCTGCTCGACTTTGCCCTCACGCTGGGCACTGACGACAAGGTCACGCGCGTGATCGAGTTGCTCGCGCAGACGAACGAAGTACTCGACGACATGGTGTCGATCGAAGGAAACCTGATCACGGGACACCGGACAACGATCCGTACCGGCTACCCGGCCCCGACCTGGAGGAAGTTGTACGGGGGCGTTCAGCCCACGAAATCGACGGTCACGCAGATCACCGAATCGTGCGGCATGTTGGAGAACTACAGCGAGATTGACAAGGCGCTCGCCGATCTGAACAACAACTCGGCGGCGTTCATGCTCTCGGAGAACCGCGCGATCCTCGAAGGCTTCAACCAGGAGATCGTGCAGAGCCTCTTCTACGCCTCAGAGGACAACGAGCCCGAGGCCTTCACCGGCTTCGCGCCGCGCTTCAACACGTCGGTCGCGGCCAACGCCGAGAACGCGCAGAACGTCCTGAAGGCGGGCGGCACCGGCGCGGACAACACGTCGGTGTGGCTCGTCGTCTGGGGCGAGAACACGGTCCACAGCTTCTATCCGAAGGGCAGCAAGGGCGGCTTCGTGATGGACAACAAGGGCCAGGTGACGGTGGAGAACGTCGATGGCGCGGGCGGCCGCATGGAAGCCTACCGCACGCACTACCGCTGGGACTACGGCCTCGCCGTGCGGGACTGGCGCTACGTCGTGCGCATCTGCAACATCGACCTCTCGGACCTCACGAAGACGGGTTCGACCGGCGCGGATTTGATCGACCTGATGACGCAGGCGCTCGAACTCGTGCAGGCGCTCGGCGCAGGCCGGGCGGCCTTCTACGCCAACCGCACCATCAAGAGCTTCCTGCGCCGCCAGATCGTGAACAAGGTCGCGCAGTCCACGCTCTCGATGGATCAAGTCGCGGGCAAGCACGTGATGACCTTCGACGGCGTCCCGGTGCGCCGGTGTGACGGCCTGGTGAACAACGAGGCGCTCGTCCCCTAGGGGCGCGCATCGAGAGACCCGGCATTTGAGAGGAGCACAGACATGATTCTCGATGAACGCACCGAGTTCGCAGACGCCCTGGCGTTGAGCACGGCAGGCACGGCGCTCGTCAACGTCGGCGACGTGATCGACCTGGGGGTCGCACGCAACGTCGGCAACCATCCCAAGCCGCCCTACCTGGTGATCCAGGTGACGACCGCGGTGGCGGGCGCATCGGGGGGCGTGACGTTCTCGCTGGTGAGCGACGCCGTCAACCCGCCGGCCGTCGATGGGTCGGCGACTGTCCACTGGCAGAGCAAGGCTATTCCGGCGGCGCAACTGCTGGCGAACACCGTCGTGGCGGTGATTCCGCTGCCCGGCGAGCCGCCGAACTACGAACGCTACCTCGGGATTCAGCAGCAGTCGGCGGGCTCGGCGGCCTCCGCAGGAGCCATCAACGCCTTCCTGACGCTGAACCCGAAGCAGTGGAAGGCCTACCCGGACGCCGTCTAACGCACGCGCGGTTCGACCGCAGGACCGGGCCCGCCGGGGTCCGGTCCCTTCAGAGGGAGACACCCATGGCTGACGACAAGAGCCTCCTCGTGCGCGCCACGCGCATGGTCTTTTACGGCGGGATGCGCATCCGGCCAGGGCAGACGGTGCGCCTCACCGACCAGTCGCACTTCTCCGCGAGCAGCATGGTGGAGGTGAGTCCCCATGAGGCGCGCGACGACACGGCGGCGGCCGTCGAGGCCTCGCCCAAGCAGCGCGGGCCGGGCGGGAGCGAGACCAAGACCGCCAAGCGCGCCACGCGCATCAGCGACGACCCCGGCATCTGACGGGAGACCTCTGCGATGCTGCTCTTCATGGACGGCCAGGCGCACTACGACTCCGCCCGCATCGGGCACAAGTACTCGCAGGTCAACGCGACCCGCACGACGTGGACCGTGGCCGCCGAGGGGCGCTTCGGCAACTGCGTGAAGCGCGTGGCGACGACCGCCAGCGGCACCGGCGACGGCTATCTCGACATCGCGCCCCTGACGACGCGCAGCGCGGTCTGGGCCCCGACCAACGGCGGCGTGTGCGGCTTCGCGATCAAGATTGACGACCTCTCGCGCCAGACGCCCGACGAGGACGGGCCCTCGCCTGGCGGCTCCATCTTCGCGCTGCTCGATGGGAGCAACTTCCCGCTCAAGGTGATCCTGAATGCGTCGGGCACCTTCAGCCTGGTGCAGGCGTGGGGGCCGCTCGACAACTACGGGGCCGTGATGGCGTCGAGCGCCGAGGGCCTCACCGCCGGGGCCTGGCACTTTCTGGAGTTCCGGTGGGTGATTGCCCCGAGCGGCGGGTCGTTCGAGATTCGCGTCAACACCGTGCCGGTACTCACCTACGCGGGCGATACCGTCTCGCACAATCCGTCCTGGGGCGCGAGCAACACCTGGAACGCCGTCCGGCTGCTCGCCTTCAACACGCCGCCCGGCGGCACGCCGCTGACGGTGCGGCTGTGCGACCTCTACCTCGCCGACCTGGCCGCGGCGCTGCCGGATGACGTGAGCGACTTCCTGGGCGACGGCGTGATCGAGACCATCCTGCCGAACGGCGTCGGAGCCTCGACGGGGTGGACCCCTGCGACCGCCCCGAATTGGGACCAGGTCAACGACAGTCCGGTGCCCGACGACGACAGCACCTACGTCGCGGCGACCGTGCCCGGCACGAAGGACACCTATGCGTTCCAAGACATCCCTTCGACGTCGATCGTCAAGGGCATCCACGTCAACCTGCTCGCGCGCAAGGAAGACGAGGGGTCGAGCACGGTGGCTCCGATCGTGCGCCAGGGCGTGACCGACTACGTCGGCCCGACGCAGGGCGTCGCCAGCCTGGCCTATGACCGCTACATCACGCAGGCGTGGGATCTGAACCCGGCGACGGGCGCGAAGTTCACGGCGGCGGAAATCAACGCCGGGCAGTTCGGCCTGACGAAGGTGGTGTGAGCGATGGCCCTACTCTTCATGGACAGTGGGGCCGAGTTCGGCGACACGCGCGCGAGCTAGCCCTGTGGCGGCTGCAACCTTCGTCGGCACCGACGCCAGCACGCTGGGCACCTGGCCGAACGTCTACGGCTGCGAGGGGCGCGGCATCGCCAACGACGACACGGCGATCCAGTCGCCGAATGTCACGGTCGCGGTCACGCAGGGCACGGCGTTTACCTGGGCGGATCTCCCCTCCGATACGCGGGCGCTGTATCACCTCAACCTGCGCGCGCGGCTCGCGTCGGCGTGGTATGACAGCAGCACGGTCAAGCTCACCGCGACCGCGACCAGCGGCACGCGGCGGCTCAACCTCTACTTCGTCGATTACGACACCAACGGGCGCGGCGCGACGGTCAATGTCTATGACCACGGCACCAGCAGCCTGCTCGACACGCGCACGATCAGCACCGCAGCCTTCGCCGCCGGTCAGTGGCTGCGCTGGGACTTCACGGGCGACATCCGGGTGGAAGTCGTCCGCACCGCAGGGGCGAATATCGTCCTGAGTGGGTGGTTCATCGGCGACGGCCCGGCCGTCGTCTCGCCGCTTGTCGCGCAGACGAGCGTCTCCAGCACGACGACCGGGGCGACCACGGCGGCGATCGACACGACCGGCGCGACCCTCCTGGTGTGCAGCCTCGCCTACGACGCCACCAACGGCGGCACGCCCGCGATCACCGACTCGAAGAGCAACACCTGGCTTGCGCTGACGCTGCGCCAGCACGCGACGCAATCGGCGCAGCGGTTCTACTACGCCAAGAACCCCACGGTCGGCAGCGGGCACACCTTCACGGTGAGTTCGGGGGCCACCGTGAGCAAGCCAACCATCGTGGTCTACGCCTTCTCGGGCCGGGACACGACCGCCCCGTTCGATGTCGAGAGCGGCGCGACCAGTGCTGTCGTCTCCGGGTCGCTGGCAACGGGCGCGATCACCCCATCCGCCGCCAACGCGCTCGTGGTGTCGGCGCTCGCCTGCGGCAATGCCGCCCCTGGCACCGTCACCCCGCTGGTGCCCGTCCGCCTGGGGCCCTCCACCGCGACCGGCTATGTGCAGCAGACGACGGCGGTCTCGACCAACCCGACGTGGACCTGGAGCGGGGGGAACCAGGGCGCGGCGGTGGCGAGCGCGGCCTTCAAGGCGGCGACTGCCCCGCCGCTCCTCGCCACCCGCCTGACGCAGGCGGCGGTTGAAGTCTTCCGCGCCTCCGCCGTTCGCGCCCGCGCG